ACCGAAAGGCTGGTCAAATCATACAAAACTCAGCTTTCAGAACAATTACAGCTCGATGAACAGTATTACAAAGACTTAGAAGAGATACGTGACAAATTCCAAAACGCTCCAGATTTACAAAAGAGATTGGAAGAAAATGCGACTAAGATGTACAATAAAAAGTCAGCAAATAACGCATGGAAGGAATTTACTTCATCGGACAGCTATCTTAACCTGTTTGACAATATAGAATATTATTCTACCGCAGCATTGCAAAGCATGAAAGATAAGCTTGTGAAAATGCGTGAGGAATCAAAAGACTTGTCACCTACAGAGTTGAAGCAAATAATGGAGCAAGAAGAAAAACTTGACAAACAGCTTAACCAAAGAGACCCGTGGAATAAGTTAACAAAATCTCTCAAGGAATATACAAAGCTCCGTAAAGAAAATGCAAAAAATGAGAAGGACGAGGCTAAAGCGAGAGATTTGCAAGCAAAATATGAGAAACAATTACGCACGCAAAGTAAAATAGTAGCAGAAAAGAAAGCAGCTTATGAATCCGCTACTGAAAATATAGATGCAGCACTTGAAGAATATGAAGTTGAAAAAAATAACTACGATTTATTAGTTGATAAAAAGAAGGAGCAAGACAAGATAATAGCCGGATATGATGCTGCTAACAGGGCTTTGTCGCAACAAGCTCAAAAATTACAAGGAATAATCCAATCTCTTGGTAAGATTGACCTTGGTGGAGGTATGGTCGAAAGTATATCGGGTATTACAAATTCGGTATCAGACTTTGCTCACATGTTGGAGGATAGTTTCGGTGTTGCAATAGGAGAAGACCTTTATGAAATTTTAGATGGTGTAGGTGCATTATTCGGTTCTCTTGAAAGTTTTGACATAACAAAGCCAATAAGTAGCTCTCTGAATGTACTCACCGGACTTGGCAAGACAATCGGTAGCATATTCGGCATTGGCAATAAGAACAAGAAGAAAGAACGTGAAATCCAACGGCAAATAAAGAATATAGAATCACTTGGTAGGGCATACGATGAGTTAAAGGAGAAGATGGAAGCCGCTTGGAGTGCAGATGATCTTCGTACACAAACCAAAGATACAATAGCCAATTTAGACCAACAGATTGAATCATATGAAAATATGATTAACTCAGAAGAGGCAAAGAAAGATTCTGATAGAGGACGTATTGATGAATGGAATGATGCTATAAATGAACTGAAAAAGACAAGACAAGAAATTTTAGACCAACAGAAATTAGAATTAGGAGGTATAGGTGGGGAGTCAGAATATAAGGATGCCGCCTCTTCATTTGTTCAAGCATGGATGGATGCTTTCAATGAAACAGAAGATGGACTAAAAGCCCTTAATGAAAACTTTGATAGTTTTATTGAAAATCTTATCGTCAAACAAGCTACAATGAGACTTGCGCAAGGGCGTTTGAAGGAACTGTTTGAGAAAATAGATGAATCTGTTACAGAGGGGAGCGTAGGAGGGATTAACCTCACTAAAGAAGAGCTTGCAAACATCCAGGCTCTTGGAGAAAGCGCATTGAAAGGATTAAATGAAGATTTGCTTGCGCTTATGGAAACATTAGGATACAAAGGCACAAGTGTAGGGCAGAAATCTGAATTGTCGGCACTTACTCAAAGTATACAAGGTGTATCAGAAACCACAGCAGAAGCTCTTGAAGCATTACTTAATTCTATTAGGTTCTTTGTCAATCAACAGACAACTGACATAGCCGCAATCAGAGTGCTATTAGAAGCCCGCTACAGCTTAGAATCCCAATCGGGCGAATCTAACCCCATGCTTGTTGAGTTGAGGGCGCAGACGAGGTATTTGGAAATCCTTTCGGACAGGATAGACCGTGTGTTTGCACCAAGTCCAAATTCCAAGGGACCAGCCTTGCGCGTTGTAATGCAGTAGCTTCTGAACCAATCTATACAAAAGGG